AGATGGCAGTCCTTCAGTAGAATGTGCGCTTATTGTGAGTTATCAACGATCAACCCGGGGGAGGTCCCTATTTTGATGGAGAAAACTGCATGCCGAAGTTGAAGCGCTATGTGACTCAATCCCAGTTCGCTACGTTGATGAACGTCTCCGAAGCGGAGATCAGCCAGTCAATTAAGCGGAAGCGGATCAAGACGAAGCGCAACAACGGCTCCACTGTGATCGACTTCTTCACTCAAGGTCCGATATTCATTGGGACTTCGCAACGCGCCACCCCCAGCGATGAGGTGATGCGACAGCTTGGACTCGAAGGCGGCGAGCCTCCGAAGCAGCACCGGTCGAATGAAGGAGCGATACAAGAGGCAGTCAGTCTCGCCAACGCGAAGAAGATACAGGAGAAGTACAAGGCGCAGAAGGCCAAGCTTGATTACGAGAAGGAAGCCGGGACGGTTATCAAGACACAGCTGGTCAGGGACGAATGGGCGCGTATCGCGGTACAGCTCCGCAAGTCCGTCCTCGGGATACCGGACCGTGTAGCGCCTCTGGTTGCGGCTGAGGATGACGCGAGGCGCTGTTGGGCTCTCATCGACTACGAATGCCGATTGATATTGGAGGACCTTGTAGATGCAATCAAACGCGGCGAAACTACAAGCAGTAGCGACATCGTTCCAGAGCGCTCTGCTTCCGCCGAAGCGTCTGACAGTTAGCGAGTGGGCTGACTCAAGGCGTTTTCTTCCGGCCGAAGGAGCGAGCGAGCCCGGGCGCTGGCGCACGACGCGCTTCCCCTTCCTCCGGCGGATCATGGATTTGCTCTCCCCCCAGAGTCCGGCACAGCATATCACGGTGATGAAGGGCGCTCAGCTGGGCTTTACCGAGTGCGCGCTCAACTGGATGTTCTACACCGTGGACCACGCGCCAGCTCCCTTCCTCCTCGTACAGAAGACAATCGACAACGTCACGAAGCTCTCGAAGCAACGGCTGGACAAGTCGATACGGCTCACGCCTTCGGTCCACGCGAAGATCGGAGAGATGCGGAGCCGCGACTCACAAAACACTATCCTGATTAAGAATTTCCCCGGCGGCGTTCTCATCCTCGGAGGCGCCAACTCTCCTGCCTCGCTCCGCTCGATGCCCATACAGAACCTCGCGCTGGATGAGGAGGACTCGTATGAGGCGGATATCGGGGAGGAGGGGAGCCCGTCTGAGCTGGCGATAGCGCGCACGCGCAACTTCCCTCGACGGAAGATATTCAGACTCAGCACGCCGACCATACGCGAGACCTCCGTGATTGAGCCCAACTTCGAGAGCGGAAGCAAGGAGCGCTACCACGTTCCGTGTCCCTTCTGCGGCAAGCTACAAGTCATCTACTGGGGGAACCTGAAGTGGGAGCAGGACAAGCCGGAGACCGTGAAGCTCAAATGCGCTCACTGCGAGGAGCTCATCCCCGAGCACTTCAAGGGCCAGATGTTCGAGGAGTGCCGGAACTACGCGGACCCGGACGCGCCCGGAGCGCGATGGATAGCGGAGGACCCGGACAACCCACACAAGTCCTTCCACATCTCCGGGCTCTACTCTCCGCTGGGCTTCTACAGCTGGCAGGACGCGGTGACGCTCTTCCTCAAGGCCACGCGGACCTTCGACAAGGCACTGTTGAAGGTGTTTGTGAATACGGTCCTCGGGGAGACGTGGACGGAGGCGGGGAAGAGCCTTGAAGCCAACTGGGTAGCGAAGCGCAAGGAGCCGTACGCGCACGCGGCTCCCGCCGGAGCGCTCCTCCTGACGGCCGGAGTCGATGTGCAGGAGGACCGACTGGAGTATGAGGTGGTGGGCTTCGGGGCCAACGAGGAGACGTGGGCCATAGAGTACGGTACGCTTATGGGCGACACTGAGACCTCCTTCGTATGGGAGCAATTAGATATGGCGCTCTCCCGGGCTTATACGCACCCGAGCGGCCACGACGTTCCCATTGCGTGCGTAGCGGTAGACTCCGGACACCGGGCGGAGGTGGTCTACAGATACTGCCGGGCGCGGGAGTTCCGGCGCGTGTTCCCGGTCAAGGGCTTCGACGGCTTCGGGAAGGGGTATATCAAGCGGCCGATGCGACGCAACGAGCACGGCGTATGGTTGTTCAACGTCTTTGTCGATGAGATAAAGTCGAAGGTGTACAGCCAGCTACAGGTCGAGGAACCGGGTCCGGGCTTCTGTCACTTCCCGGACTATCCGGAATATGGCGAGAACTACTTCAAGGGACTCACGGCGGAGCGCCTCATTACTGCCCGTAAAGGAGGGAGGAGCGTGTTGCGCTGGGAGTGCCCGAAGGGGAGACGGAACGAGCCGCTGGACTGTCGGACGTACGCCACAGCGGCGCGGTACATTCTCAACCCCAACATCAACGCGCTCGCACAGAAGGGCATACCGCTTCTCCCGACAAAGCGCGTGGCGAAGAGGAAACGCGGCCGGGTTATCTCCGGCGGCATATCATAAACGACGGACAAGGAGAGACCATGCCACAGACGGTAGCCGAAGTGCAGGCTGAAATCACGTTGTACGAGACCGCGCAAACCGCGATCTTGCAGGGACAGGCGTATACTATCAAGGACCGCTCACTCACTCGCGCCAACCTCGGAACGGTGCTCAAGCGACTGAAAGAGTTGCGCGCTCTCCTCGATAACCTACAACGCGGAGGCATCAGGATGCGGCGCGGCGTTCCGCGTGACAAGTGATTCCCTATTGACTTTTTTTATTCTGGTTCGTATAATGCCTTTATATGAACCAGAGATTGCAGATACCCAAGCCCAACCTCGTTGATCGAGTCGTCAGGTACTTCAATCCAAAGAGCGGTCTTGCGCGAATTCAGGCGCGGACCGCTCTTGGTTTTATAGACGGCACGACCGGCTATGTAGTCCCGGGGAGCGCTCGACGCTCCATGCGCGGCTGGAATCCCCGGAGTGGGACCGCTGACGATGATACGCTGGGCGTGTTAGACCGAGCGCGAGCCGGATCACGCGACCTCTACATGAATACTCCGCTGGTTCCGGGAGCGCTCCGACGTATCCGGACCAACGTTGTCGGGGCTGGCCTCTCCCTCCAGTGTCGCGTGGACCGCGAGTTGCTGGGGCTCTCGGACGAAGCCGCTGACGCGTGGGAGCGTACGACTGAGCGAGAGTTCCGGCTTTGGGCGGAGTCGAAGGACTGCGATGCGAGCCGCTTCCTCGACTTCCAAGGGCTCCAAGGTCTCGCGCTCTTCTCCACGCTGATGAACGGTGACTGCTTTGCCGTCCTCCCCTTCCTCTCCCGAGAATCCCCCCAACAGCCGTACCAACTCGCCATCCAGCTCATCGAGGCGGACCAAGTATGTAACCCCAACAACGCGCTCGACACAAACAAGATAGCCGCCGGTATCGAGGTCGATGACAGAGGCGCTCCCGTAGCGTATCACATACTCAAGAAGCAGTTCAATATGCTCGCCTCCTCACAGGACTGGACGCGCATTCCGACGTACGGCGAGCGCTCCGGCCGCGTGAACATCCTCCACCTCCTCGAAAAAGAGCGCGTGGGACAGCGGCGCGGCATGCCGCTCTTCGCGCCGGTCGTAGAGACGTTGAAGCAGGTCACGCGGCTGAGCGAGGCGGAGCTCATGGGTGCGATCATCGCATCCTTCTTCACCGTGTTTGTGAAGACGATGCCGGGCGGCTACGGACTCCAGCAGGGGTATGCTCCCGAGGAGACCGTGCTCAATGACTCCGGCGACGGCACGAGCGGGAGCGGCGCGACCAACACAGACAACAACCTCTACGAGATAGGCTCCGGGAACATCGTCGAGTTGGGTGAGAACGAGGACGTGTCCGTGGCGAAGAGCGAGCGACCCAACGCGGCGTTCCAGCCATTCTACGAGGCGATGGTGCGACAGGTTGGCGCGGCGATTGAGGTGCCGTACGACCAGCTGATGCTCGTGTTCTCTTCGAGTTATAGCGCGAGCCGGGCGGCGCTCCTCGAAGCATGGAAGTATTATCGAGGAAGGCGCTCATGGCTCGCCCGCAACTTCTGTCAGCCCATCTACGCGGAGTGGCTCACCGAGGCTATCGGCATGGGACGTATCTCCGCGCCGGGATACTTCGAGGACCCGCTCACCAAACAAGGATGGCAGGGAGCCGCGTGGGGCGGTCCGGGTCAGGGACAGATCGACCCAATCAAGGAGACCAAGGGCGCGATACTCCGCGTGCAGGGCAATCTCGGGACGTACGAAGATGAGTACACGGCTATCCACGGCGGCGACTGGGAGAGCGCTATGGAGCGGCGCGGCCGGGAGAACCGGAAGTTGGAGGAGGAAGGTCTGGGACAGGCTACCGAGGAGGAGCCGGCAGTACAGACCGATAACGCGGCGGAACAGATAGAGGAAGGGACAACGACGTAATGCCGACACCGAGACGCGGAGAGCGCAGAGCGGACTTCATTGAGCGGTGTATCCCAACGGTCATTCGGGACGGGACAGCGAAGGACGGGACGCAAGGCGCGGCCGTCTGTCATAGCATATGGCGTGAGAACAAGCGAGCGGATGCGGACGGCGCGGAGCCGGTCACTGACGCTGGAACCGAGACAGGAGAAGATACATGAATCATCTCATCAACGCGATTCTGAACGAGCCGTGGGCTATCACCGGCGAGGCTCTCACGGCTATCCTCAAGATCATCGACCGGGACCCGACAACGGTTGACCCGGCGATCTTCCACGCCAGTGGACAGACGGAGCCGGAAGCGCTGATGACTATCGGAGGAGAGAGGCTCGAAGGAGCCCGGCGAGCCGTCCTCCGGGACACCGTAGCCGTCCTGCCCGTCATGGGGCCAATCTTCCCCCGGTCGAATCTCCTCACTGAATACTCCGGCGCTACGAGCGTGGAGATGCTGGGGAAGGACTTTCAGGCGGCGCTCGACAATCCACGCGTGGAGTCGATCATCCTGAACGTCGATTCTCCCGGCGGTCTCATCTCCGGGATCAGCGAATTTGCGGAGATGGTCTTTGCCGCGCAGTCGAAGAAGCGCGTGTTGGCGTACGTGTTCGGCTCCGCCGCGAGCGGCGCGTATTGGATAGCATCCGCCACCTCGGAGATAACCGCGACGGATACCGGCCGCGTGGGCTCCATCGGAGTCGTGACGGCGTTCCGGGATGAGCGGGAGAAGGACGCAAAGGCGGGAGTGAAGGACATCGAGATTGTCTCCTCCCAGAGCCCGTACAAGCGCGTGGACCCGGCGACGGATGCCGGCCGGGCGCGCATCCAGAAGATCGTTGATGACCTCGCGGCGGTGTTCGTTGGCGCGGTGGCGAAGCACCGAGGGACGGACAGCAAGACTGTATTGAAGGACTTCGGACAAGGCGACATACTCGTGACCTCGGAGGCTCTCGCCGCCGGGATGATCGACAGCATTGGCAGTCTGGAATCATTGATAGAGACGGAGAACGATCACAACAACCAACAATCCCAAACACAAGGAGGATTTGTTATGAGTGATAAGACGAAGGACGGCGCGCAGACCATCTCGGCCGAAGGCGTGCGTGAAACCTCTCCGGATACCTTCACCCAGATCGAGAATCAGGGGAAGGAAGCCGGGCAGAAGGCGGGTGCCGAAGGCGAGCGCCAGCGTATCCTCGACATCCAGAGCATCAAGGCTCCGGGATACGAGAACCTGATCAGTGAGGGCATCGCGGACCCCAACGCGACGAAGGCCACCGTGTCCCAGAAGATTCTGGAGGCGCAGGAAGCCAAGCGCGAGGCGGAAGCGGCTGCACAGCAGAAGGACGGCGCGGACACGGCGACGGCTTCGGCCGGAGTCGAACAGCCGGACCCGGGAAGCGAAGCCAGCCAGCAGAAGGAGATGGCCGACGCTATCGCCTCCGGCGGTAACGACTACCGCGAGCGGAAGGGTGGCCAGAGCGGTCAGCTCCAGATGAGCTGATTCATCATTACCATCATCAATCGTTTCAGGGATAGCGAACAGAACACGACAACAACCTCTTCAACAAGGAGTAAGCGATGAGCGAAACCTATACCCATGACAAACTGATCGGCGGCGATTTTCCGCTGGTCACCGAGTCAGCCACCATCCTCGACGGGCAGGACGTGGCCCGTGGAGCGCTGATGGGCAAAGTCACCGCGAGCGGAAAGCTCAAGATTTGCGACAGCGGCAACTCGGATGGTTCCGAGAATCCGTATGCCGTGATGGCGGAGGCGGCGGCTCCGAGCGGCGCGGACGGCGTGGCGACGGTCTACCTGACCGGCCAGTTCAACATCGTGGCTCTGACCTTCGGCGGCACCGATACCTTCGCAACCCACCGGGTGGCGATGCGTGCGCTGTCGATGTTCGGCCGCGAGTCCATTCCCGAGTAACACCGGGTAACGAAGCAAGAAAGCAAGAAACCGATAACCAAGAGCAATCTTTCAACCTCAAGAACAAGGAGTGATTCATGGCCATTGATATGTTCGATACCCGGACCATGCTGGCCGCTCTCGAACAGATGAAGCCAGCGAAGATGTTTCTGCTCATGACCTTCTTCTCGACCATCGAGACCTCGGTGACGAAGTACGTGGACATCGATGTCATCAAGGGGAAGCGCAAGCTGTCTCCCTTCGTTTCGCCTCTCATGGAGGGTAAGGTGATGGACCGTCTCGGGTTCACCACCAACACCTACGAGCCGCCGTACGTGAAGCCCAAGATGGTAACGACGGCTCAAGACTTCCTCCACAGGGACTACGGTACTCACATCTACGCATCCAACGAGAACGCGGCTCAGAGAGCGGCGAAGCAGTTGGGCCGGGACCTCGCGTACATGGATGAGGCTATCTCCCGGCGCGAGGAATGGATGGCCGCCTCTCTGCTTCAGACCGGCAAGGTGGTCGTGTCCGGTGATGGTGTGAGCCGTGAGATCGACTTTGGAATGGACGCCAGTCACCTCATCACCCTGACGGGTAATGATCTGTGGAGCGACCAGACCAACTCGACTCCGCTGGAGGACCTCCGGGCGTGGCGGCGTTTGATCCTGAAGGACTCGGGACTCAACTCCACCGACGTCATCATGGGCTCCGACGCGCTTGACGCCTTCCTCGATCACCCGGACGTTCAGAACAAGCTGGACACCCGGCGTATCGACCTCGGGCAGATTGACCCGCGTCAAGTCCCGGAGGGAGCAATATACTACGGCCGGATCAAGGACGTAGCGCTTGACCTCTGGGTGTACGATGAATGGTATTACGACGAAGCGACCTCAAGCGAGAATCCGATGATTGATACCAAGAAGGTAGTCATGGGCTCGACTCAGGCGCGGACCGCTCGTCACTACGGCGCAATACAGGACCTCGATTTTGGCGGGACCGCCTCAGTGGCGCGTTTCCCGAAGTCGTGGCGCGAGAAGGA